ATGGAGCATTTGATAAAACAACATTACCATATTTGTTAAGTGTTTCGGCCAGTTTAGCATCACCACCCTGTCGGTCTGCTTCAGGCATTAGAATATTAAATACAACTAATCCAGCATTTCTTTGATATAAGTCATCTATAATCTTTGCATAGATATCACGTTTAAATGGGAATTGACCATACTTATCTAATGTTGCTTCATCAATATTGACAGTATAGATATTATTTTCTGTAGGAGTTTTGCCTGCAATTAAAGTATCAAAGTACCTTAATCTCATTGATTCAACGAATGTTGGATCAAGCATTCTTATGTATAAGATAAAGCCTAAAGTAATTAAGGCTAACCAAGGACTGAGTAGTATCTTCTTCATATTTTATTTATTTATTGTTGAGTTAGTGTTGTAGAACATCCACCTGAGGTATAGCATGTTTGTTCTAGTGAAAATGATTGACTAGTGCTACCTAATTGATTTAAATTTAAAGTTGAAGGCGCTGAACCATAAGTTAGATCAATAGTTGCTTGATGTCCACCTGTACCATCTTGTGTTAAGTTAACAGTATGACCATCTCCTGTCAATTTAATATCAGCAAACTTAGTAGAACCTACTGCATTAGAAGTATTCTGTTGTAGTAAATCAACAACATTACTGTTTCCTGTAATATCTATAAACGCAGTTTCAGAAAGAGTTGAACGCTGAACCATTGTAACATCATTTAAATCACCAGTAATATTAATCTCACCAAATTGACCACCAGCATTTGTTTCACCGCGCTGATTGGTTGCTACAGTATTTGAATTACCATCTATGTCAATTCTTAATATGTTATCACCACTAGCACTTGAATCAGGTGTACCTGCATCAAATCTATCTTGGAACAGTGTTAAATTATTACTATCGCCATCTACCATGAGTTCAATCAAGTTAATACCTGTGGTGGTAGGAGCACCCTGGCGGATATCATAGGTATTGTTATTTCCCCACATCTTAGCTCGTTGTTGGTCAATACCTCTGATCTGATTATCACTGCTGTCCTGTAATATGGTTATTGAATTATTTGATCCTGCTTGATCAATGTAGATGCCATTATCATAATAACTGTCTCTGCGTGTTATAGCCTCTGATCGTCTTGTTGCCTGTGTTGAAGTTGGACCTGAACTTGTTCCAGTTGTGGTAGATGTTACTCCAGCAACTTCACTGCCATCAGAAAGATTGAGTCGTATAGCAGTTCCCTCTGTAACTGTGAACGTTGATTCATAGGTTGTGCCATCGCTGACGCCTGATGTTCCACCATTTTGATTTCCTGAGGAGGGGGCATCAACAAAGATAACATCAAAGTAACTTTGGTTGGCATAAAAATGAATTTCATAGACATGGGTGATAGCGGCATTGGAATAATCAACACCCTCTACCCTAATCACAAAATAGGCAGACGATGTGCCACCATTGACCTCACCAGTATATAATGTATATAATCTACGGTCGCCAGGATATACTGAGATATGTGGTTGTGATGGATTTGATGCGGAAAAATTATAATAGGTGCTGTTGCCAGACCCAAACGTGACATATCCATTGGTGCCAACATAGGCTGTGCTATAACTGGTGCCAAGAAAACTCACCGACCAAGGTAAACTAACAGCAACAGATCCATCATCATAGTTGCCACTATAAGAGGTATTCAATCCAGATGATCCATATGGATTATAGGTTATGGCCAATACGGTTGAACACACAAACATCAATATGAATATTAAGTATCTCATTTCTGATTAGTTTCTATAATTGTTGTACCGGTATCGTTAACCCTGTTTGTAATTGACACAGAACCTTGTGTTTGTATGATTGTTGAATTTTGAGATGTCGGTGTTCGAACACAACTTACATCACTTGGTCCAGTTTCCATACATAGTGTTACACCAATACCATCAACTGTTGCTTTAACTGGTCCATCAGGATCATAGTCAGGTAATAATTCATCGCCTCTTTTAACTGCTAATCTTCTTTCATCTGCTTTAACTAATTGTAAGTTAATTAGATCTAATATATTACGTAAGAAATCTCTATCTAATAGATCCTCTGAAAGGGCATCAGCATATAGATTCTTTTGTTGTGCTTCTAGTTCATTATTTAAATTATCTACATCAAGAAAGTTTGCATCTAAAGCACTTTTAATTGTAATTTGTTCTTTTTGATTTTCTCTTAATTCTTTTGGTTTAGATAAGATAAGTAAATTTGATATTTGATTTTCGGTTAAGTCTAATTTAACCGGAGGAGTAGGTGGTTTCTCATAGTAAGTAGCAACTGTTGCTGAAAATGCTTCTGTTAGTGTTACTGTACCAGCACCTGTTTCTACATCAATAACACCAACTGTACATTCTTCTATCTTCTTATAGCCTACAGGACAACTAGGTAAAAGAATAATAGTGCTATCACCAAGTTCACCAACGGTAGCAGTAAAATCTGTACCACGTACAGAAACTGTGGCTGTTGGAGTTTGTATTTTAACTTTGCTAGGATCGTTTTTTGCGATTTGCCCGCTTGCATATCTTGCTGTCCCTGATGCTACTTTAATTGCTAACTTACCGGCATCTTTTTGATTAGGATCATATACAAATTCATCAATGACAAGTTTAGAATTCTCTGTCATTTGTACTGTAGTATCATCAATAAATGTAATACCCAGTTTGCCCTCACCTGTTTTAAGTGAGTCATTCATTTCGACGCCAGTGCCTTTAACACCGTCTATAATTTTCTTTTGACGTTCAATTGTTGCTGGATCGTGCTGTTGATTTGTAATTTTACCAACAGCACCCAACAATGTTGTACTAATCAGAAGTAGTAATAGACCAAGTGTTATTAGAACCCACCGATGTAATGTCAATAGTTGTATCAATTGCGCCACTCTGTGATGTTGTAAATGAGTTACTTGAACCTGTAACATCCAATGTTATACCATGACCGTTAGTTCCACCTACACCAGACTGTGTAAGACTAAATGTATTTGATGCTCCAACAGAAGTTACATCAACTAAACCTGAATCACTTGTTAGGTTTGTAGTTAATGTATTACCACCACCTCCACTGATTGCAGCATTAACGGAAACATCATCTGCATTAATTGTAAAGTTAAAGTCATTGTAACTACCACCGGTTGCTGTTGCTACTACTGAATTATTTGAACCAAGTATATCAGCAAATAAATCGTTATAGCTTCCAGTTTGTGTTACATCAAATACTAAGTTAGCCAATGTGCCTTGACCGTCAGCATTAAAATCTAACGATGCAACTGAATTTGAACCAGTAATAAAATATGTTAAGTTAACACCAACACCAGATAATACTGTAGATTGAATGCCTAACTTTAACACATTACTACCACCTATTTGATCAATGTCTATTGTTTGACTATCACCAGACAGTGTAGCATAATCTGTTGACGTAGAACCTGAGGTTACATCATAGATTTGATTACCACCACCATCTTGAGTAATATTAATATTAGAACTATCACCTGCTTGATCAATATAGATCGAGTTATCTGCAGCAAACAAAGTAGGAGTCAACAATAGCATCATAAGTTTTACTATGTTTTTCATTACTCTTCCTTATAATCCCAAACGTTTTTGCGTTTGCCTTCTTTAATTAACTCAACTACCGCTGAATCAATCGCGGCTTTAACTGCTAGAGTTGCTGGTTCGTTGAGAGTTAAACCAGACTCAAATTCAAAAACTTGTGTACCTGAATCATAAAATTTTAATATTGCTAAACTATCAGCTGTTGAATACACTGTTTTCTTTATAGTTACTGAACATAATACCTCACCGGTATTAACACTTATTGCTCTCAAACTTACTGTAATAATATCTTCACTGTATTGTGTTTGTGGACCAATACCTAACATTCGATATGCTGCACCACCTTCTTTAGTTGCTGAATCATAACCTACAATCCCACCTTCTACTAATAAACCAGCAAACTTCATAGGCATTAATGGTTTAGCATCAGATCCTTCATATGCTTCTCTCATTTGTTTAATGATTTGTCTTTCTTTAAGTAGATTATCTAATCCTACTCTTTCAACAACATCAAACCATTGAGATTTACCTACATCTTGTAATGACTTAATTAATAATGCTTCTGCCCCTTGTGTTACTGCAGTACTAAAACTTGTTGTACCAGGAGGAGCAGGTCTTCTTTGTCCTGTTTTATCTGCAAAACTATATACTGCAACCGCAATTTTACCTTTTTGTGGGGCAGGTACAGTATCAAAATCTTTTTCTAAGTTTTCTCTAACAACCATTGCTGGTTCATATTCACCTTTCATAGCCTGATTTGTCGCACAACCAGATGCCATTACTACAAATAATAGTATTATCAGCGTTCTCATTAGAATGTAAAATCTCCGAGAGGTATGGCTAATGATGTAGTTGTACCGGTTAAATCAGTTACTTGAAGATTAATAGATGTAGAGTCTTTATTCCAATAGATAATATTACCTTCAAAGTTTAATGTACCACTTGAAGGAGCAGATCCATCATCAGCAAACATTGCTGTTGCTAAGTCTTGAGAAATTTGAGCATAGATACGTGATTCTAAGTTATTAAGAAACTTATTTAAGTTTGTATCTTCGGCTTCACGTTTAGCTTTATCTAATTCTGCTTCAATCTTATCTTTTATTTCTTGACGACGAGTATGTTCTAAGTTTTCAATTGTAAGAACATGAGCAGAATACCCATTACCATTAAAGGACGGGCTTTTAAATGTAAAATCTAGAGGTTCAGCATAAACGCTGCATGAAAGAATACTAAGTATCAGTATCTTTTTGTTGATCGTGAACATCCTTTTTTTCTTTCTCCCGTAAAGATAAAATAACATTCACTTTTTGATTGAGTCTAATAAGATCATTATCTAGCATTCGAATACGATCTATTAGTTCAATTAAAACTTTATTTGATTCACTTATAACCGGGTCAATTTCTTCTGTAACCCATTTCCAAATATAGAATACAAAATATCCTAATCCGCCTGCGGCAACAATTGGAAACCCATATTTACCTATTAAATCTGCTATAGCGTCCATTATAGATACCCTAAAATAAATCCAATTATTGTACCTAAAATAAATGCTTTAATTAAGTCAGCGTGTGACCAATAATATAGCATTTTTGGCAATCTTTTAATCTCTTCTTGCATCACTTTGTTCTGCTCGAGCGATTCTATCTAAATCTGGTGGTATACCTAAAGCGTGACTAACTTTAGTATCAATCCGTATAACATCATGATTCATTGCTGCAACTCTTTTATCAAGTGCTTTGATGATTCCTGACATTCCTTTAACAGAACCAGTTACTCCTTCAAGAATAAACCTTACTGTTAAAAATACAAAGTATCCTGCAGCACATGCGCCTGCAATAGGAAACCCAACATCAGCAATTAATTGAAATATCTCTCCCATATTACTATTTATAATAAATCTTTATCCTTATAAGCCTTTTTACCGTCAGAGAAAATTTCTAGTGATGGTTTACGTGGTTCAGGAGCCGTTTCAGGCTCCTTTTGTAACCACTTCCTCTTAAGAGGTTTACGTAATAATTTAGGTTTTTTAGCTGGAGTTTCCTTCACTGGTTCTTTTGGAACTTCAGCTTGAGGCTTTTTTACAAGTGGTTCTTTAGTTGGGCCTCTTAATACAGCTTTTTGTATTGGTCCTAATGTAGGTACAACTGGTGTATTATGTTTTAATGACCAGTTTGCAGCAATTAACATGAGTACAGCTAATGGATCAAATACAGCAACAATCAATATTATCATACCACGTACAGCTTTTTCTAATAATGATTGATCTAGTTCATCTCCATATATTAATGCAGCAATATATTTAATTGGACCAACCTCTGCTTCAAGTTCTCGTAGATCTTTAGACAGTGGTGCCTTTTCTTTTTGTAACTCAATAATCTTAGCTTGAGAGTCTTTGATACGTTTAGTTAAAGCAGAACGATCTCTTGCTTGTGATCTTCTGATCTTTAATGCACGTTCAGCAACATCTTCTTTATAAGTATTATTGTTCTTATCTTTAAGTTCACGACCTTCTGATTCCATTTTACGATTAACAACTTCATCCATTTGTTTGATTAATGATTTACTATTGGCAATTGTTTCTCTTTCAATAGCAATCTGTTCATCAATAAATGCAACTTGTTCAGCGTAATCACCGGTTGGAATAGCTTGATCTAAGTGTGCCTTAGATAAGAACCCAAAGATACCCATTGATGTAATGACCATTAAGACCACAACAGCAATTGTCAAATATGATTTAAGTAAAAATGGAGCTTGTTTCCAGTTTCTATAAACCCAAGAGGCAACAACGAGCTTTGCAGCCTCTAGAACTCCTCCCATAACAAGAATAGGTACTACAGCTGCCGCAAATATAGCAGCTAACCCCATTAATGAATAATAAGCTGCAATAACTGATAATGTTAATGCAGTTACAAACATAAGGATAATCATTATAGATCTCCTTCCTCTATTTTTAAGTGTTTTGAATGAATCTTTGCGCCGACAAATTCATTATAATATTCATCTTTGAGTAAGACGTGATTAACCATTTGGTGATATAATTCCCAATAGGAACATTCACCTTTAGTCTTACAGAGGTGTAGTATCTCTCTCTTATAATTGTCGAAGCCCTTATCTTCAACAAGCAATTGTACTTCTTTGCTTGATCCATAATAAGTTCTCCAATCAGACTCCGCACGAGTCCGTACCCTTCTTTTACGAGTTTTATTTACAGGTAAGATCTTTGGTTTCCAAAAGAACTTTTTACCTATGTATTTCTTACCAGTATCCAGTTCAGTAATTTGATAAACAAATCCTTGATACTCTTCCGGTGTTTCCTCAAAGGGTTGATCATTGTATAACCACATTATTCATCGTAGTCGTCATCTTCAAAGATATCGCCACCGCATACTGGGCAGTAAACGATATCGTCTGAATTAATATCATTTGTTTTCACCGTAATTTTACCATGAGAATCGCAGTGCTCACAAACAAAATGTCTGACAGCCATATATTTCCTTATTATAATATACTATTATTTATTATGCAGCGTTAGCTGTACCCCAGACATCTTCCCAAGAACCTTTTAATGCACCTTTAGCATAATCAGTAACTCTATTTTCAAAGAAGTTACCATGTACTGGAGCATTAATCATTTCTTCTACCCATGGTAAAGGATTCTTTTTAACTTTAAAGATACCTTTCATACCAAGAGAGATAAGACGTCTGTCTGCGATATATCGAATGTATTTCTTGACATCAATTGAATTAAGATCTCTCATATCACCTTGAGAGAAAGCAAGATCGATAAACTTATCTTCAAGTTCAACCATCTTTTCTGCAATTGAATAGATTTTTTCTTTGAGTGTATCATTCCAAATTTCTTTGTTTTCCTCAATATAAGTTCTAAATAACCTAATCATAGATTCAGCATGCATTGTTTCATCAACAATAGACCATGTAACAATTTGGCCCATGCCTTTCATTAAACCATGGCGAGGAAAATTAAGAAGCATAATAAAACTACTAAACAACTGCATACCTTCCGTAAAAGCGGAGAATACTGCAATATGAGCGGCAGTCGATGCTTTATCACCATTTTTCGAGCTGAGTTCGGTAACATAATCGTGTTTATCCTTCATTT